CTTGCTAAGATGCGTAAAGAGTATGAAGAAGGTGGTGGAAAGTGGAGTAATGCTGTTGCTGTTCGTATGAGAGCAAAAGCAAAAGCAGCAGCAAAAGCATCTGAAAGTTGAGTTTTATTAAAGTTACTCACCTCTAAAGTGTCCCTATAGTATAACGTCAGACCCCTCTAAAATCCTCTACAATACCATGAAAAAAGTGAAAGTGTCTGTTAGCACCATTGAGACCTTAATTGAAGGTTTGCAGTGTGCTGTCAATGTATGCTATAATGTTGATAGCAAAGAACAAGAACCTGAGAAGTCTTATCCTTATGCGGTAGGATTTTCTCAGTCTACGATGAAGTGGATCATCAAAGATCTGCAACGACTGAAAGGGGATAGTAATTAAAGTTACTCACCTTGAAAGTGTCCTTATAGTATGAGCAACAACATTATGAACATTCAACTGCGACCCCATCAAGAACGCACCACAAAAGCAATGGTGAAATATGATAAAGGGATTATCTGTGCTGTAACTGGTGCAGGCAAAACTCTTGTGGGTGTTGCAGATACTGTTCGTGAGTTTGCATCAGAAACTCCCAAGACTGTTGTTATTGTGAGTCCTAGGATTCTTCTTGCAGAGCAACTCTCTCACGAGTACCTTGAGTTCATCACTAATGCCAAAGTATTTCATTGCCATAGTGGAGAAACTCACTGGGAATCTTCTACCCGCCCGTATGAGATTCGTAACTGGGTTGATGCTCATAACGATTCTCATAAACTCATCTTTACCACCTATCATTCACTTTCTCGCCTTCAACAGGCAGAGATTGAAGTAGATACTGTTCATATGGATGAAGCGCATAATAGTGTGCAAAAGCATTTCTTTCCTGCTGTAGAACACTTTTCCAAGACTGCAAAACGATTCTATTCATATACTGCCACTCCTAAGAACTCCAATGTTATTGGCAAACCTGGAATGAATTGGAGTGAAGTTTATGGACAAATCATCGCAAATGTTTCTGGTCCTGAGATGGTTCGTGGTGGATATATTGTTCCACCAAAAGTAGAAGTTAAGCAACTTCCTATGGTTAAAGGTCGTCAGGTAATCTTTGACCGAGATGCAGAGAATCTGATAGAGACTATTGATGACTATGGTACAACCAAAACTCTCATTTGTGCCAAGACCACTAAGCAAATCATTGGTCTGATTTCTGAGACTGACTTTTGCAAAGAACTTGAGGATCGTGGTTACTCTTGGATGGTGATTACGAGTAAGACTGGAGCAATCATTGATGGTAAAAAAGTCAATCGAGAGCAGTTTTTCGATGTCCTAAATGCCTGGGGCAAGGACAATGATAAGAAGTTTGTTGTCATTCACCACTCTATTATTTGTGAAGGTATTTCAGTTTCTGGTCTCGATGCTGTAATCTTTATGCGTCCAATGGATTATATTGGAATTGCACAATCTGTTGGTCGCATTGTGAGACTTCACCACGATGATGTCAAAGGTCTTGCTGAAGGCAAGATTCAACCTGGAGCACTACAACAATACACTAAGTCTTTTGCTCTCTGTGTGATTCCAGTCTATACTTCAGTTGGAATCTCCACTGCTCGCAAAGTGCAAGCAGTTGTTGATACCATCTTTACCAAAGGTGAACCCTGCATTTCTACAGTGAATCGTTAAATCATAATGGCAGAAAAGTGCTAGTCTCACCTTAGTCTCACTGAGATCCCTGTCCACCACTCAACCGAAAACCTGATTTTTCTGCAATTCTACCTGGGGGGTGTCATAGGTCATTCCCCGCAACCAAATCAACGATTTTTTCCAAAGTATAATGAAAGAAGGATTTATTGTAGGCAAAGGTGAATATGCGGCGATACCTTATGGCAATCAACTAATGATCATACACAACGGAGAGCAACTCAAAGTGTGTCGCACTGAAAGTTCTGCTCGAAACTTTATTGACGCCCACAAGAAGGGAAAATCAGTTGCAAAATTACCTGAAGTTTGATAGACTATCTAAAAAGTAACATAGTATGGATGCAGTTCAAAAGTTTGGTGAAGTATTCACACCCCCAAATGTTATAGATAAACTTCTTGTTGGTGTTGATTATTCGGATCCCAACTTGAAGTTCTGCGAACCATCATTTGGTGATGGTAGGATTCTGCTTGAGTTGAAGAACCGACTATTGGAATATCATACTGAAGAGCATATTATTACCAACATGCTCTATGGAATCGAGATACAAGAGTCATGGTATCTTTCTGCCCTTGATGTACTCAACCCTAAAGGATACAAGCACAATTTCATCTGTGCCTCTGCACTTAACTTTGATGGTATATTCAATCCTTTGAAAGATTGGGTTGGATTGTTTGACTATGTAATTGGCAATCCCCCCTACAACAGAAACATTCTGAAGAAGAATGAGGTTACGTCTATATTCTGGGAACCTTCTGGTTATACTACCAAACTTGCATACTGTTGTTTTGTTGTTCTTGCACAATACATTCTAAAACCAGGTGGTAGAGTTTCTTATGTAATGCCCTGCTCATTCACTCACAATGAGAATACTGAGCAGTTCCGTGAGTTTCTCAGGGATAATCTCAACATCAAAAGTATAGAGATTCTTCCCTCAGATGTCTTTGAGGGTATTATGATTCGCACTTGCATCTTTGTTGCAGACAAGGAACCACAAGATGGAGAAATCAAACTCACAAGACTTTGGAATGGTCAAGTCTATTCGACCACAACATTCTACAACGAGTATAATGAGATTCCATTGTTCTTGGGCGATGTGAGTAAATCAATCTATGAGAAAGTGATGCAAAACACTCATAAGATGACTGCGTACAAAGGATGGAATGGTGTTGATAGTTATGCAAAAGGTTCTAGTTCAGATCCGACAAAGTATGAGTATCAGTATGTCGATGGAATGAAGAAAGATGTTCCGATCATTCACTCAACAATGCACCCAGATAAAACTAAAGCAAGTGTCAATAAGAAGAAGAATAATGTTGGAGTCTATGATAGATTTCATCTAAAGAAGTTACTCATCAATGAGGTAATGTTCAACTCATTTGAGATAAAGAATCATATCAAGTATTTCATCAAAGATGAACATGGGAAGTTTGGTTCTTCTCCAAAACACACCGTAATCGTGTTTGATGATGAGAGTATTGATGAGTATGTTGAAGATCTGAGATCACCAATCGCGCAGATGATGCTCACCATAATGAAAGACTATAATCACAATGATTCTAAGTTGTTCCGATACCTACCTTATGGAATCTCTCAAACAAAACTAACAGATGAAGAACAATCTTTTGTTGATACTTTCAAGGAAACACCAGTGAATAAGATTTTTTCACTGTAAAATGCATCAAATTAAAGTTACTCACCTCTAAAGTGTCCCTATAATAGTATGATTTCAACTTTAATGAACTTTTCTCAAAAGACTTTTGATGATATTTTTGAGGAAAACAGTGAGATATTGTCTAAGAGGGAAGCAGAAGAAAATAAGTGGTTAAATGCTGATGGATCTCCAAAGAAAAATCACCCTTGGAAATATGCTTCTAAGACTAAGCAAGGTGATGCTGGTGAGAGTGTGATTCGAACCACACTTGATTATGTCTTATCAGAAGTTTATGGTTGTGATGTTGAAGTCACTATCGTCAACAAAGGAAAGGGTGATTTTGATGTGAAAATTTACATCTCTTCACTCGACAAGACTATCAAAATTGAAGCAAAAACTGCAACCGAAGATGTTAATGGTTGCCATCAATTCAATGGTCTGAAGAAGCATATTGACTATGATTATGCTTTCTTGTTTGGTGTTGCCCCTGAAGATTTCTACTTTGCTATTGAATCGCACGAATATCTTTGCGAGACCATGACCACAAATATGAGTAAAGATGTAGAGGGTTCGTATAAGTACACAGTTGCACAAAAGCGTTTGATTGAGTACACTCCACAGAATCTGTATGAAGCACTTATCGATAAAGGAATCATCAGTTAAAGTTACTCACCTCTAAAGTGTCCCTATAGTATGAAGAACACACACCTAGAACATCCTGAGGATTCTATTCTCAATGGAGACCTTTCAGTTCTTGACTGGTTCTCCGAGAAAGATTCTACCATCAGTGTCAAGATGGATGGTGCTCCTGCTATTGTGTGGGGTCGCAATCCTGCCAATGGAAAGTTCTTTGTTGGCACCAAATCTGTCTTCAACAAAGTAAAGATTAAGATCGCACACAATCATGCGGAAATTGACCAATTCTATCAAGGTAAAGTTGCGGATGTTCTGCATCTGTGCTTTGATAATCTTCCTCGCACAAATTGCATCTATCAAGGTGACTTTATTGGTGCTGGGGGTTCTTATACTTATCGTCCCAACACGATCACTTACACATTCCCTGAGATGATTGAGCAGGATCTCATCATCGCACCACACACAATCTACAGTGGTGGTGATGATCTGCGTGAGGTATCTGCTGCTCCACTGACTACCAAACTCATCAGCACTAACTATTGCTTGTTTGTGCAACCTAAATCATATCTGAACCCTCATCGTGAGGATTTGGCAGATGTGTGTAAGTTTGCCAAGCAAATGAGCACTCTATGTGAATTTGTGTCTGATAAGAAAGCATCACAAATCAAAAAAGAGATCAATGCCTGCATCCGCGAGCAAAGGGTCGTGAATGAGGATGAAATTGCAGAAAAATGTGAT